ATAACAACGGTTGAGACAGACTTTGAACACTCGATGATGCCCGATATTTGCGGTGTTTCAATAAATTGGTAAAGGCAGGTGATAAATATTGAAAAATCCCTTTGCGATATTTGCGAAGTCAAAAGAGCAAGCTAGAAGTCCAAGTCCAGATACCCCACCCTCTTCGGGTACAGCTAAAACAGAACAATATTCTATGGTTTCATATCTAAAATATGCTTTTATGCCCCGTAAGTTTGATAGAACTAGGCAGTTAGACATAACTCAATTCAAAAACCATAGCACAAATGACCTGCTGGACTTGTTGCGACACAACCATCCGGAAACTTCCTTTAGTATCTGGCAATTCCTGCGAGTAGCTAATTCTACTCTTACCTTTAAGGCTAAAACAGTGACAGGCGAAGATAGTAAACGCGGTCAAAAGGTGCTAGACGGCTTGATATGGAAGCTCAACCATGCTAATAACGGCAATAACTTTCAAGAAGCTAGAGGAATTGACTTAATAAGCGGCCAATTGCTCTTAAATGTGATGATGCGCGGTGGTGCTGGTAGCGAATTAGTTTTAAACTCTATCGGCAGAATGGATAGACTACAGGTTTTTGACAGCGCAACACTTTACTTTAAGACTGAAAACGGGCGATTAGTGCCGTATCAGAAGCAGACAATACCTGGCAGTATGGGTTATACAAAGATTGACTATCCGACTATCTTTTATAACCCGCTAGACCCTGCGCCCGATGACCCTTATGGCGCAAGTCCGCTTATATCGCTAATTCAGATAGTGGCATGGCAGATAGGATTCTTGAACGACTTGCAGGCAGCGGTTCATCAAACCGGCTATCCTCGTATGAGGATTAAGCTTCTTGAGGAAATAGCCAAAAAGAACGCGCCTATCCACATTCAGAATGACCCTGTTAAATACAAGGAATGGATGGACAAGATAAGACTCGACGTTCAGACTTCTATGCGAAACTTGGAGCCTGATGCCATACCTGTTCTATGGGACAGCGCAGAGCTTGACCTAGTGGGCAAGGGCGGCGCAGGTAGCACCATTAGGGTTGATGCAGTAATAAACACGATCAACAAATCACTTGCTGCTGCGCTTAAAACCTTATCCTCTATTATCGGCATAAGCGCAGACACTTCTAAAGAATCCTATGCTGCTGAATTAAAACTCTATTCTCGTGGAATAGAATCGGTGCAACAAGTAGTCGAAAACCTGCTAGAACGCGCTTTAACGATGGCATTAAACCTAGAAGGGGTTAGAGGTTGGGTAGATGTAGAATTTGAACCAGTTGACTTGCGTTCTGAATTGCAAGTGGTAGCTGAATTGCAGACACGGCAGGATATTATAATAACTGCTCGTATGCGCGGCTCAATTAGCGACTATGAAGAAATGAAAGCCCATAGGCAGTTATTAGGTTATATCGGTGAGCCGGAAGATTGGGAAGCACTCGTAGAAGAACGCAAGGCTCGTGAAGAACGCGGTGGACAAGCAGAAGATTATCCACGTCATGGCAGTCCCCCAGCGAACCAATAGAAAGGAAGGTGAAACATGAGTTTTAAAGATTACAGCCAACAGGCTTATGAGTGGTTTAATGATGAGATAATTCCTTCTGTTAGACTCGTATCGGTGCGTAGCGTAGCAACGGGTGGGACGACTACCACAATAATTGATACAACTAAAAGCTTTGAATCTGACTTATACAAGGGCAAAATTGCCAAAGTAACTATTGATGGCGTTGACTATTACTGCACTATAACGGCTAGTTTGGGAAACACGTTGACCTTTGCGACAATAGCTAAGGCAGTAACAGCGGGTTGCCCATATGAAGTATTAGGGTAGGTGATTAAATGGGTTTAGCAACACAAAGCGAGATTGACAAAGCAGTCATAGAAGCAAAGAAAAAACTTCGTGATGATGAAATTATGGACGTTTTGAAGAAGTGCAGTTATGGCGGCAAGCCTGTTGATATGAGTTTGAAAGGTGGTGAAAGAGATTGGCAAAACCGACTGAAGCGCAGTTAGCGAAAATTAACCGATTCGCAAAGACTCCGCTAAGTGCTGACGATGTGCATGTTCACAAGTTTAGACTGCTTGGCACTGGCTACATACCGTCCCGATATTTGCAGTTTGACTCTTCGCTGTTGGACAGATACCTAGCGAATGTCAACAATGGAGATGTAGTGCAGATAGCAGACCATACATTCGGTAATACATGGGTTGATAAAGTTACTTTACCTTTTGGCCGGTTCTTTGAAGGTGAACTTGTAAGTGATGGCGACAAGGTACAGTTAGATGGCAATATGTTCATGCCAAAAGGAGCAAAGACCTACATACAAGATTTTACAACCGATGATATAAGTCAACAGATAGATGCAGGCATACTGCATGATAGCTCTGTATCAGTATCATGGGGTTTTTCTGAATGTTCTATTTGCCATAACGATATAAGGGACTATGAGAACTGTAGGCATTATCCCGGTAGAGTTTATAAGGATGATGGCGAAGAAGTGTTATGCACTGTAATAGCAAAACCTGCGCCTCCGCCACGTCCAGATAACAGTTGCATGATAGAAAACTCAATCGTTTGTGCAGGTGCTTATCCCGATGCAGGAGCGTTATCGGCAAACCATAATGAACTATCCGGAAAAACCGGAAAGTTGAATCTCAACAACATAGCAGACCTAAAACTGGTGAAAAAAGACGCACCAGTTTTTTGTTGTTTATCCTCAACCTCAGCGACATTCCAAATTGAAAGCGAGAACCTACGCGATGCAAGTGAGTTGCATCAGATTTACCACCAAATGTACTCAGAAGCGGAATTGCCCGAAGGTTGGACGAAAGCCCGTTTGAACGCAGAACACAAGAAGGTCGTACAAGCACTTTTAGACGAAGGACACGAACACTTCATGGTGGACGCACTCGATGGGGCTTTAAATGACGCTCTAAAGGCGAAATCAACGAAAGGAAGTGACAATGTGGACGAAAAAGAAAAACTGGCATTTGAGAAGCAGATTGATGAATTAAAAACTGAATTGGCCGATAAAGAAACTGCTTTAACTGCCAAAGATAGCGAAATAGCAGAACTCAAGGCTAAAGTAGACGAATTAAATCCACAGGCAGAACTTGGCAAGCAGTATCGCGAAGATGTTATTGGGGTTGCTTTAGCATCTGGTGTTCGTGATATGGGCAACGAATTTGTAGAGGAAACCTACAAGAAAATGTTTGCTGCTTTGTCCATTGAAGAAATCAAAGAAATGGGCGAAAAATGGGAAGCATCTGCTCTGGAAAAATTAGGTGTTCCTGAATCCAAAACCAAAGGTGAGGAAATAGGCTTACCAGAAGAAGGATTTAAGCAAGTTGTTGACCCGAGCCTGTATAAAGTTGGAAGGTAAGGGGGTGTAAGATTGAAAACTGGCATAAAAATTAATGGACTTAAAATCAAGGGAAAAGAAGTAACTGCAAGTGCCGATGACCTTAACCGTGGTGCGCTCAAGAAGGTTACTGGTGCGCTGGCTGCCGTAGACACTGGCGGCGGTGTGTTTGCATGGGCTAATCCCGAAACCAGCGAAATTCTGATTGAGCATGTAGCCCTTGTAGTAACCACTAAGACGACTGATGCCTGTACCGTTGATGTTGGCACGACTGCCGCTGATGCGACTACTTCAAGCGACAACTTGATTGACGGTCAGGATATAAAAACCGCTGCTGGTACATTTACCAATACTGCTAATGGTGGGACTAATGGCAAAGCTGCTCAAAGACTTGCTGCTGGTAAATGGGTAACTGGTTCCGTAGTAACTGGTGGTGCAAGTGCTGGCTTAAAAGGTAGTTACGAAATTTACTACCGTGTACTTTAATTTGAAAGGAAGTGTTAAATAATGGCTATGACTTATGCAGAAGCTAAAGAGAGACTTTTGAATATTGACTATCACGAAATTACCCTTGTTCCCGCTAACGGAATTGCCGCAACCGATATTGGCAAACTTGGCACTATCTCTGGCATTGGAGAATGGAGCTTAGGTGCTGATGCAGGCGTTCCTTTTGGGGTGCTAATCAGATTTGAAACCGATGCTGTTGGTGTTCAGGATGGAGGTTATGCCGAAATTGATATTGAACATGCTGCGCAGGCTGCCAACGAAGTAACTAACGGCTCTTGGGTTGAATTGGATGGTGCCGGTAAAGGGGCATTGGCCGCTGCCGCTACTGGTGTTCGTGCTGTAGCTGTTGATGCAACCAATCACAAAGCTATTGTAAAACTTGGCTAAATAAATAACCAAATTAATAACTGTAACCCGCTAAATATGGTGGGTTTTTTGTTTTCTGAAAAATTTGAAAGGAAGTGAAGTTTAATGCCTACCGAAACTAAAGTTAACGGTTATATGGGATTAGCAGAACAACTGTCTGGAACTGGAACTAATGTTTATAAAGAAGCATACAAAGAAGGCCGGAGTCTATCACAGCACTTGGAGATACTTGACCCTTCCAATCAGTATGTAGGTGCAGATGCTTGGCTTGGACAACTGGACGCTTTTGAACGCCAGATGCTGGCTAACGGTATTCGTACCAAGAGTGACCCTGCAAAGGGCATTTATGCTGATACGGTGGAAAAATTCTTCCTCGGTACTTCAAGCTCTGATGTACTGTTCCCCGAATTTATCAACCGTACTGCTCGTCAGGCTATGGAAGCTCCCGACATTTTAAATGAGCTGGTAGCAATCAAGACCCCGATAACTGGTAACGCTTATAAGACCTTCTATGTAGACCTGTCTACTGCTGCTAAACAGAAAAAGCGTGTAGCAGAAGGTGCAGAAATTCCGACAACCACTATCACCGGACACGAACATTCTGTGACCTTAAATAAAAAGGGTCGCGCTATTGATATGTCCTATGAATATGTTCGCCGTATGCGTATTGACATGCTGGCTCTGTTGATTGATGGTATTCTTCAGCAGACTGGACTTGACCTTGCCGATGATGCAGTAAGCGTATTGATAAACGGTGACGGCAACGCATCTACCGCCGCAACCAACTTCAATCTAACTGCTTTAGGTGGTGTAGTTGCTAATGGTATTGACTGGGAAAGCTGGCTGAAATTCCGGCTGAAATTCTATCCGTACAAAGGCATAACTGCCATTGTGGATGAAACCCAACTGATTAAGGTATTGGGTATTCAGCCCCCTGTTATTGACCCCTTGACCTTGATGGCAGCTATGAACGGTGGAACTTCCATTGGTGGTGGTGCTAATCTGGCTCAGAATGTATTCTCTGGTCCGATGCGCTATGTATATCTGGCTTCCAGTACCATTGCCAATAGAGTGCTGGTTATCGACCCGAAATATGCTTTAGAGCAGGTAACTGAAATCGGTGCAGACATTGTAGAAACTGACAAGATGATTAAGTCCCAATTTGAGACTATCGTACTGTCGCAGGTAACTGGTTTTGCTACTCTGTTCCCCGATGTAGTAAAGACTCTGACAACTAATGCCTAACTTAAAGGGGGGTCAATTTAACCCCCCTTTCCCCAATTTAAGGGGGTGATATTATCGCTGACAAAATTTTACCAACAGGATATGAGAATAGGGTTCGCGTTGACATGGGAGTAACAACTAGCATACTTCCCGATGCAGACATTCAATCTAAAGCAACAATAGCAGAAGCATTGATAATTAAATCTGTTCCCGACTATGCCAATTTGGTGGGTGATGATTTAACCTTTCTGGAATCTGCTGTAATCGCTCAAGTATGCGCTCTGCTTTGTACTGGTATGGCACAAAGGGTGAAGGTAGCTCAACAGGACGAAACTCTTTATTCCTTTAAGATTCAAGCGACTAATTGGGATAAGAAGAAGCGAGAATTTGAAGGGTTAGTAAGAGGGTATATCTGTTTGGCAACTGGACAAGAGGATGTAATCATCAGTCCTGTGGGGGTGGTCTATAATGATAGACTCGAAATCTAAGCACATACAGGATGAAGGCTTATCAATTACTATTACCCGCACTCCTACGAACTATACAGGCAAGGCAATAATCGGCAAAATAGGTAAAACTTTAGCTGATTATTCGGTGCAAAACAAGCGAATGATTAACTGCCTATTGGAATCTAACTTAACTACGGGTGAGTTAATAACTTGTGGTGATGAGCAGTTTATAGCTGTAGTATCACGCAGGGAAATAATACAAGGGCAGGAAGTCGCAATAATTGCTTACGGATTGATTTGCAATACTACCTTGACAGTAACGAGGACGGAGACTGCTTATGACGATGACGGTAATCCAACGGGCGAAACTCCTTCAACTGTCATAGATGCGCTTGCCTGTCGTGCTGACCAGATTAACGGTAAAATGAGTGAACTTGATACCGGACTGTTAGACACAACCGTTATGAGAGTAACTTGTCCCAATGATGACAGTCTGCAACAAAATGACAAAGCAACGGTAGCAGGTCGCAATTATCGGGTAGATGATATAGACCGTTTTAGCATACCTGGGGCAATGGTTATTCAGTTAAGCGTATGGACTACTGGTTAGTGTGGTGATGTTATGGGATTAAGAATTGACAGTCAGGCAATGGCTAAAGGGTTGGAAATTATGCTTTTAGCTGAATGTGAAATCTTGACTGATTGGCTTTGGTCGCAGGTTCAAAGCAAAGCTCCACCGGAAGTAGATAGAAGTAGAATCCATAAAGAAGTGGTGACTATTGCTGGACAGGTAATCGGTACTGTATCTGCTGGTGGAATGATGGCTTTAGTAACTGAATGGGGTTCTGGTTCGCTGGCTGATACAAGCAATTCAGCATGGGACGACTATACCCGTTCAAAGTATTGGAATCCTGCTCGTGACCCCGGCAGACATACCATTCGTGGTAGACCAAAAGGTGACTATGTTGACCTTGATGGTGAAACGCATTATTCAACTGGTAAATTTGAAGGGCGTAACCTTGAGTGGAGATACCCACCCATTGAACCTCAACATTGGATGCGTGAAATTGTAATTTTATCAAGGCCATATGTTTTGGAACGATTAAGACAAGCAATTAAAGTGTTTCCGTTTCACAAATACATTCGTTCAGACGGAAGGTAGGTGATGCCTTTGAGTGATTTTACAATTATAAATTCTGTATTCGGCAAGCTAATTGCCGATTCTACTTTTCTGGGGTACTTTGGCTTGACTCCCACATCTCCAATGGCTGATAAAGTAGCTAAAGTTCAGAAAGAGATGGAGCCAACAGGCTTGAGTACAACCAATATCCCGCTATGTTGCATTTACCCTATTCCGGGTGTTCGTTCAAGGGCAAATGCTATAGTTTACGATGCAATGTTTGAAGTAGCGATTTATTCCAACAACAGCTATTCAAATGTGAAATTAACCAATCTGCAATACGGAACAATGGTAATTGGACAACGGGCAAGAGAATTACTGCATCAAGTCCAATTAGCAGGTGCTACTTTTAAGGTGGAATACCAAACATCATTTCAGACTACCTCAAACATAGCAGGGATAAAAAAATATGTAATGCGTTTTAAAGTGGGCGAAGAAATCGAATAGGTTTCCTAGCTCATTTTTGTTTTAAGAAATTAAGAAAGGAAGTGAAAGTTAATGGCTGGTACTTTACCCGCTCCGCAAACTGGCTTTTCCATCAAAGGAGTTCCACTGATTCTGATTGAGAACTTTTCTACTGGTGCATTAATTGCCCGAATTGAGAAGGCAGAAAGTGCGGTTTTAAAGACAAGTTTCCCTATTGACCCTATTTATGGAGGTAATGGACTCTATCCCCATGATTATATCGACAAAGACCGCACTGGTACTTTAGAGATAGCGACCTCACGATTCCAATACGGGTTAGCGCAAGCTGCTGCTGGCGCAACTGTAACCACTGGCACTAACATAACCATGCAGGTTATCGGCGAAAAGGCTACCGTTCCGGCGACTTCGACTTATACCGTTAATTTGGCCAATAAAACCACTGCTGTTGAAGCATCGGTAAAAGTTTACTATGCCGACACTGGTGTATTGCTTACCAAAGATGCCTCTGCTGCTGCCGGTAAATATTCTTATGCCGCCGGTGTATTGACCTTTGCCGCCGCCGATGCAAGCAAGAACATCATTATTGACTATCAGTATACCGCTGCTGCTGGTGACTTGGTTGCTGTATTGACTAACGGCGCAATTCCGGTAGTTAAGATTACTCTTGCTAATGAGTTTAGCAACCAAGATGGCGTAACCATGCGTGAAGCTATCTTTGTTCACAAATGCAAAGCAAGCGGTGACTTGGAACATTCCGAAAATCGCGGAAATCCTGCCAAACACACTTTGACCTTTAACCTAATGGACCCGGAAAGAGCTGACAAACAGCTCTACACGATGGGATATATCGCAGTTTAATTCCCTGCTAGCTACCTCCTTGCTAGCAGATGAGATAGTCCCGGCTTGGTTTCTCTCCTGCCTTGCCGGGGCTCCCCATTAGGGGACTCAAGGAGAGAATTAAAAGTTGAAGGGAGAATTTATAATGAGTGAGATTAACGAAGCATTAGGCTTAGGAGATAAATTTACCATTGACGGCAAAGAATATCGGGCGCATATTGCAACCTTCGAGGAATTGCTTGATATTGGGGAAAAGACAGATGGACTCTATTTGTCCGACAAAGGGCTTTACATTAACTTTATCAAGTTACAAGGTGAAGAAGACTATAAACAACGTGATGCAAGGGTTAAGAAACTGCTTAACTTATTGCAGATGATATTCCCTGATGCACCTGTTGATGCGATAAAAAAACTTAATCGGAAAGAGATGGCAGCAGTTATCGATTACTTTCTGGTCAGCTAGCTATCCAAAAGACGAAGAAACAGAAAACAAGGAACCGCCTAAGCCGGGAGAAGCTCAGAAGTCATTAGCCAGATTAGCCCTCAAATTAGGTGGTTTCGAAAAGGTTAGAAAATTAACTATATTACAGGCTAGATTACTAGCCGATGTAATGGCAGACGATCAGTTGTTCTTGGCTAAAATTCATGGTTGTGAAGTTAAGGGTGAGAAGAAAAACGATGAGGAATTTGTGAGCTTTTCAGATGCTTTTAAGGCAATGCAGGGGGATTAATGTCCCCCTTAATCATTCTCGTTTTCCTCACTATCCAGTATTGCATTGTGATGTAATGCTTGATTGTAGGCTCCGGTAGCTGACCATACTACGTTTGCCAAAACTGTTATTGCCAAAAAAAGTGGAGCCTCAAAGCCCGACCCTTCTAATATTGCTGAATACAGAGTATATATCATTCCGTACATTAAACCACAATGGATAACGAAATAAATAAGTGCCATTTTACCTTGACCGTTATAGACTTGCCCTAAACCCGGTAATAAGCAAGAAAATATGGCGGCTAAACCTTGATGATTATACATTTTCATTAACTTACCCCCTTTTAAATAAAATTTAACTATACTTTTGGGTTTTGCTTTAAAGCCCAAACGATAAGCCATTTAATAGTTGCTGCTCTAGATGAAAAATGATTCTCATGCCAGAAGTTATCTATAGCTTCCAAAACATCTTCATCAATTACGAAACTTAAAAATGGTTTTTTACTTGCCATTAAAATCATTCCCTTCTTGTTTTAAAGGCATTATAACATATACCGGAGTAGTTGACAAGTTTGGTTATATGTGTTAAAAGACCGCCAAAAGAAGTGTGGCAGGAACTTCGCAGAATTATTTGGGAGCGCGATGGTGGCAAATGTGTCCATTGTGGTAAACCAGTAACATTAGAAGAATGTCATATTGACCATATAAAAAGTGGTAAAAACGCCACAAATGAAATAAAAAACCTGCGTACTTTATGCCGTAAATGCCATGTATTAAGGGCAGATAATCGGCATAGAGGAATGATTGCTAAAGCCTTACAAGATGAGGTTATTCCTCCAAACTGGCGCGAGTTGGTTTGGGATGAATAATAAAAACAAGGTGCGGTATGGACTGGAGCGGTAGGTCTGGTAGTGGCTTGGAGGGGCATGGTGGGGCGAGGCATGGTGCGGTAAGGTCAGGTATGGTAGGGCGTGGCAGTAAAGAGAGGATTGGTTAAATCAGTCCTCTCTTTTTTATTTAAAGAGGTGATAGGATGAATGAAAACGATATTACTGGCGGCAATGCTGTATTAGCCAGTTTGCGGTTTAATGTTGATAATATTGCAAAGCAGATGGAACTAATAGAGCAAATGGCGAAGCAGACGGCACTTAAGGCGCAAGAAGCCTTTAAGAATACTAGCCTATTGACTCCGGCCAACACTCAGCAAATGACAGCACAGCAATCTATGGTAGCCCAAATCACGGCACAAGGCGAAGCAAAGAAGGCCGCAATAGTAGCCGAAGGCGAAGCAAAGATATCTGCTATTCAAGCCAAGGAATCATTGACCAGACAGGCTATAGCCCAAAAAGAAGCTCAGGCGCAGTTGGCAATAGCAAGACAACAGGTAGAACAGGAAAAACTATTATACATGCAATCCAGACGCGCTGCCTTTGAACAAAAACCTCAAGGTTTCGCTGGACTTATGGAACGTAGAGCTTCATGGTTAGTTACTGGTGGTCTTGTTATGGGCGGTATTGCTGGTCTTGCAGGAACAATATCAACTATAAAAGACGTTGAAATGGGTATGACCACCATAGCCCGTGTAACAGAAGATGCTGCCTTTAGCTTTAAGGGTATGCGTGATGAATTACAGCAGTTAGGCATTACTTATGGTGATACTTGGGAAGATGTAAGCGATATTGCTATCCGTTGGGCGCAAGCTGGTTATGATATGGCAGATACATTGGAACTTACCAAATCTTCATTGTTAGCCTTAAATACAGCCGAATTAAATTCAGAGCAAGCCACAAACGGAATGATAGCTATTATGGCTCAATGGGGGTTAACTGCCGAAGAATTATTACCAACTATAGACGCTATTAATAAAGTGGCGGATGATTTTGCTATCACGAGTACAGACCTCGTGGCTGGACTTCAGCGTTCTTCAGGCGCGGCCAAAGTGCTTGGTTTAAACATGAAGGAAACCATTGCTATACTTACTGTAATGCGGGAAAGTACGGGCAGAACGGGCCGTGAGATAGGAAATGCCCTTAACTCAATCCTTTCCTTTATGCAACGACCTACAGCTATTAAAGCATTTGAAACAGAAGGAATAACGGTATTTGCCAATACAGCAAGAACCGAATTTAGAAATGTAATAGAAATCTTTGATGAAATGGCGCGGAAATGGCCTAAAATGAGTGAATCGTCACGTGACGCATTTGCCGACCAAGCAGAAGCAGCGGGACTTTACTCGGAAGAAATGGCAGAAATACTAGGCATAGAAGAACAGTACAACGATATTCAGCAGAGGAACTTATCACAAGCTGCTGCTGGTATTTATCGGCGCAACTACTTGCTTGCTTTGCTCCAGAACTGGTCAAAGGTTGATGAAGTTTTAATAGCCCAGGAAAACAGTCTCGGTTATTCCTTAAAGGAAAACGAAAGAACCATGCAGACTTTAGAAAAGCAGATTGAAGTATTGAAAGCATCAGCAGAACAACTAGCTGTAGCATTAGGTGATGCTGGATTACTCAGGGAAATAACTGCTTTAGTTGAAGGGGTAACCGATGTAGTACAATGGTTTAATAATTTAGATGATACAACTCAAACGGTATTATTAACGCTTATTGAGGTTACGACAGCAGTAAAGTTATTAACCATTGCATTTAAAGGGTTAGGTATAAGCGGTGCTTTAGCTGGTGCAGGCGGTTTAATGGCAGGTTGGGCAGTACCGATTAGTGCAACAACCGCAGCAACCAGAGGTTTATTGTCTGCATTAACAGGGGTGTCTGCTTTATTAACCAATGTAGGCAGAGGAATTATTGCTGCTTTTGGTGGTCCGGTTGTAGCTGCAATTATAGGGGTATCTACAGCAGCAATCGCGGTAGCTCGTAATATGGCTAGTGCCAATGAAGAATTAATTGCACATGGCGAAATAGCTGAAAACATGGTTGTTGAATATGACAGATTAAGTGAAAAACTAGATGGCATCAGCAAAGGTACAGATGAATACAACCAAACTGCTAAAGAGTTAAATATTGTTAAAGGGCAAATAGCTGATTCCCTGCCGGAAGTTATTGATGGCTGGGATAAAGAGTCTGATTCTGTAAAAATTAATCGTGAAGAAATGGAAAAATTAATTGTTGCAAGTAAAGACCTGAAAAAGTCGCAAGAAGATTTAACGGAATCGCTTAAAAGCTCAATACAATTAATGCAAACAGAAGTAGCGGAACATGCCAAACAAGCGCAGGAATGGGAAAGCGAAAAAAACGTATTGCAGGACTTGGTAGAGCGCAGAGACAAATTAACCGAAGCTCTTGCGCGGCAAATAGAGGGTTCAGGGGAAGCTAAAAAGACTGAAGAAGCATTGGGTGAAACCGAGAGACTTATTGCTGATATAGCAGAAGAAGCAGGATTAAAGCGCAACGCAACAGTTGACGATATAATGGCAAAACTAAAGGAATTGGAAATTGCTGAAAATAACCTTGTAATAAAAACTCAAAATGATGAACTTAAAAAAGTCGATGCAGTAAAACAAGCTGCGATTGCTAGATTAGAAATAATACAACAGGAAATAAATGCTTATAATGACCCTATGTCATGGGGATTTATGCAAGCTGCTGGAAACTTTTTAAAACAGATTAATCCATTAAACCAATTTAATAAAGACCCTAGACACTTGAATATAGATAATCTTAAAAAAGAAAGAGCAGAATCCGTTAAAGCAGCAGAGCAAGCTAAATCACAAATTGAATCCATTGAAAGAGCCATAAAAGACTCTCAAAGAAATATAGCGGCAATAAACGCTGATATTGCAACTGGCGGAGATTATTCTGCCCCTGGTGCGCCCGGTGGTTCCGGTTCTAAAGGTAAAGAAATTGATGAAATTGCTGAAGCATTAAAGCGACTAGCGGAAACCTCTAAAATGTTTGAAATAGTCAACATGGGCATAGAATCAGCTATGGACGCAGTTGGTAGAAAGTTAAACGTAGCTAATGCCGAATACGACTATTTAAACAGTAAGATAGAAAATGGTACTGCTACAACAGAAGATTATGCTCGTATGCAGGAATTGTTAGCTCGTAAAATTGCTTTATTAAACAATGAGCAAGTACAGTTAACAAATGCTAATCGGCAATATCAGCAACAGATTGATGCACTAACCCCATTATTGGCTAAAGCAACGGACGAATACGAACGGTTTAAAACTGCTGGTGACGAAGAACACATGAAAAACGCTGCAAGTGCTGTATCATCTCTTAAAAGCGAAATGGATAGTCTTTCCGGTGCGATAGCAAGTAACACTCAAAAGATATGGGAAAACAAAGGTGCTATGGAGCAGTTGGCTACTTCAGCTTATACCGCATACTACCAGCAGACAATGGCATGGATGCAACACATGGAAGCTATTGGTCGGATGAACGCACAACTGGAAGCGGAAATTTTAGCGAGCATTGACAAGGAAAGACTGGAACGTGAGCAATTGTGGGACCTTGAGGAAAAGCAATATAGAAATCGGTTGGAAATGTTGCAGCGAGAACGCGACCGAATCAAAGATGCGTATGATGCTCGCATGAGACAGTATGAATCTGAAATCGAGACAAATGACCGCCTGATTGAACAAAAAGAGGAACAAGCTAATGCGGCGGTAAGTGCGATTGATGAGCAGATTAAGGCCATTCAAAAACTAATGGATTTGTTGGATGATGATGCAGAAGCAGAAGATAGGGAAGAAGCCGCAAGGCAGCATGAGCAAAAACTAGCTGAACTCGCGGAAGAACGAATGTATCATCAGCTTAGAACCGGCTTAGAACATCAGGACGCCATAGCTGATATTGACAAGCAAATAGCTGAAGAAGATCGCAGATGGTCATTGCAGCAGAATCAATGGGCTAGAGAGGACCAGAAGGACGCTTATCAAGACCAGATAGATGCTTTACGGGAAGAACAAAAAGCTATCGAGAAAGCCGCCCGGGAAGAGATCAATCAGATTAAAAAGCAAAACGACCGCAAGAAGCAGGAAATGCAGAAGTTTTATAGTGAACTTGAGAGACTTTTAGACGATAGCAACCTGCGCATGATGGCAGCTACAGATGTAAGCGGTGAAGAGCTGGAACGGAAGATGGCTGAAATTGCTCGTATAGCCTCCGAAGCGTTCAGGGGTAATTTAGACTTTGGCAGCGCATTAGAGCAAATAGACGATTTAATTGGTGGTGGCGGTTCTGGCGGTAGCCCTGGTGGTGGAACCGGAGGCGGTGGCAGGCCCCCCGAACCCGGCACTGGTACTGGTGGTGGCGGCAAAAGGCTCAAGGCTGTTGTTGGACCAGAAAACTATGTTAATAAAAGTGGTTATACTTATGCGTGGTCGCAAACGTTAGCGGGACTTTTAGGTTATTCAGCTACTTGGAATCAAGCAGATGGAACGGTTACCATTAATGGTCGTAAATTCACTCCTGCATGGAACGATAACGGCAGAACATACTTGGGTATTCGTGAAGTAGCAGAAGCACTTGGTTATAGCGTAACCTATAACGATAAAAACCGCGAGGTTTCGATATGGGACAAGGCACACGATGGGGCAAAGGTACTGCGTGATGGGGCGGCAGTTCTAAGGCATGATGAACGGGTGTTATCGCCCAAATTAACTGCTAGTTTTGACAGGTTGGCTTCTATCTTGGTTAAAACACCGGATATAAGTAGCATGATAAGCGGTGGTGGTACTGCTGACTTAAATCGTGTAGCTGACAAGATAATAACTGCTATGGAACGGCGTAGGTTGTTAGTTGATAAAGCTGTAAACATTGAAAATGTATCATTGAATGACAGAGCAGACATGCAGGCATTAGGTATTGAAATTCGTTCAATGCTAACGGCTAATGGTTAGGGGGTGGTTGATATATGGCTTTAACAGTGGATGCGAACGGAATATTGAAATCAGGTTCAACAGAACTGGCGTATGTGATGAAAGGAACTGAATTTATCCGAAACTTCAAAGACTATTCAGAGTCAGTTCCCGGCAAAGATGGTGAAATCCTTTTCGGTGTTGATATGGAGGCAGGGTTAATATCCCTGCCTTGTTTCGTTGAGACAACGCCTGAAACATGGGGCGCAAAAGAAGCGGTTATAATGGGTGCTTTAAATCCTAAACTTGGAGTGCAAGCTTTAACTTTTGCTAATAGGGCTGGAAAAGTCTACAACGTGCTTTATGTTGGGCAATTAAGAGTCATTGAAGAAGGACCCGGTTATCGCAAATTTACCATTCCTTTTAAAATGCACGACCCTATAATCAAAGCATCAACGGAAAGCCTTTTAGAAGGCTCTGGAACGGCAGTAAATAGTGGCAATGAAGAAACACCTGTTGTAGTTGAAATCGTTGGTTCTGTGACCAATCCTAGCGTTACGGTGGCAGGTAAGACAATGACCTATACCGGAACTGTAACTGCAAGCGACACATTGATAATTGACACGGAAAAACTAACTTGCACTTTTAACGGTGCTAATGCATTGGCTAACTTTAACGGCATTTTCCCAAAGTTAGCGGTTGGAAACAATACTGTAACTGCGGCTAGTGCAGGTACGACAACCGTTAAATGGTACAACAGATGGCAGTAAGGAGGTGAGAATTTGCCTTATATAATACCTGAATATATCGAAATCAAAATGGCTACCGGTGATACGGTAGCTTTTTTATCGCCCGAATCAGATGGCTTGAAAGAATGCTGGATTGATGATGAGCAGAATGGCACTTGTACGCTTGAGATTGAGTTGCCTTTGAATTTAAAAACGCAGTCAATTACTGATTTTACTTATGCTGAAACCACACAGGCCGATTTTAACTCCGGCACTCTTACCGATGTGGTGGCTACGGGTGCTGGTGATTTGGAGCTTGCTACAACTATAAGTAGCGACATTTCCACAGGCAAAGAAAGCGGTATGTCAGCATCAAGTAGGTATAGCTCTGCCTACAGCCCTGATAATTTAGTTGACGGAAGTATCGTTTTTGGGCCGGGTACGGCTTTTGCTAGCGCAAGCGGGGCAGCATTCCCGCAATGGCATCAAATAGACTTAGGTGATGTTTTTAATATCGACAAAGTTAGGTGGATTAATAACCGAAGCTCTAGAAGTTTGCCTAAAGATTACACTATTGCTATTTCGGAAACAGGAGCGTTTGCAGGGGAACAAACAGTGGTCGCAACCGTGTCTGGAAATACTACTTATAGCACTTGGGTTGAACATACTTTTAACCCCACAAAAGGACGTTATGTCCGCATGACTGTTAGTGCCATTAGTTCTGGGATGTACTATGAACTTGCAGAATGGCAGGTGTATGGTAGCCAACCCAAGCCCTTTGGCACTCGCATCAAAGAGGTAGACCTGTCCGGCGCAAATCCCGCAGGTGGCACTAAAATAGAGTGGTCAAAAACTACGCCGACAGATACAGTCGTCAAGGTGGAAATCGCACTCAGCACAGATGGAGGTGCAACCTACGGGGCATATCAGGAAGCGACAAGCGGCAGCAGTATACCGGGCATTGCAAGCGATACCAATTTGTCTACCGCAAGGCTAAAAATCAAGGAAACGCTAAGCACGACCGACACGAGCGCAACCCCGCAGTTGCATAGTCTAAGTTTGACAACGCTTAAATTAGAGACAAAATGGCAATATCTCACTGACAAGTACCGTATTTACGCAGACGGCAAAGAGTTTGTAATTCTCAATCCTGATGCAGTAGACAAGCAAAGGGACGGGCAAAAGTTAACTGGTAAAATCAAAGCTCACGAATCATGGGTGCTTCTAGGTAAAAAATATCAGACTATCTCCAACGACCCGCAGAATCCCAATCCTCCGTGGGGTG